TGGTGCCGGCACCAGGAGTCGAACCCGGGACCTACTGATTACAAGAAAACCCTTTTCGGGTTGCTGGTCAGGCACTTAGGTGCAGGCTTGTTACGTAAGCGCAGCGCTAGCGGCCGGATTCCCTGCGGATGCCGGCTCGCTTGTTACGCAGATTTGGAGGGGATCAGAGAGCGGAGGGGGCGACCTTCGGGACGCTCAGGTCGTAGATGTCGAGCATGGACTCGTCGCGGTGGCCGCTGGCTTCCTGCTTGTCGGCCCGGGTACCGGGGGTGTCGGTGATGCCGCGGCGCTTGAGGTCGTGCAGGCCGAAGCGCTGCTCCGCCGTGATGACGCCCGCCGCGATCGCGTTACGCATGAAGCGGTTCCAAGCGGTGTCCAGGCCGGACTTGCCCAGCGGCCCGCCGTGGTCGGCGGTGATGATGAAGCGCTTCTCGGGGAGGACTGGCACCGCTGTGCCTCGGGCTTTCCACACCTGGGCGCGCCGCAGTTTGGCGGCATCCCATGCTGCGCGCAGCCGCGGCGTCCAGGTGACCACGTTGTCGCGGCTGCCCTTGCGCCGGTTGGTGAGGACGCCCTCGGCCAGCTCGTTGGCGTCGGTCAGCGTAACGACCTCGATGCCGCGCAGCCGGCACAGGTAGGCCAACTCCATGACGTAGCTCAGGTGCGGCGGTACCGCATCCTTCTGCCCGCGTTTCAGCTGGCCCAGCTCGCGGGCGCGGTCGATCAGGCGTTGCATCACGTCGAGCGACGGCAGGCGGCGCTGTTTGCGCTCTACCGGCGCCTCGATGCCCATGGCGGGGTTGCTGTCCAGATAGCCGCGGTTGCGGCCCCACTGCATTACCAAGCGCAGGTACCGCAGCGCGTGGGCGGCCTTCGACGGCGTGCCCTCGTCGGCGATCCGATCGATGAGGCGCTGTATCAGAGCAGGGGTGAACTTGCGCACGGCCAGCTCGCCGAGGGGCTTGCCGATCTTGGTGGGAATGTTGACCAGGACGTCCCGCGACCAGCTGTAGCTTTCCTGGGTCTTCGGAGCCAGCCGCTTGAACTTGGCGCTGTCGTGGTACTCGCGGCACAGGAAGTTGAGGCTTTCCCGATCGACGCCGTTGCGCACTTCCATGATCCGGTGCAGCTCGCCGAGCGTGGCCGAGCTGTTGGCGATGTTCTGCCGGCGCTGCCGGCCGGCTTCGTCACGGTGCAGGGTGTACCAGCTGCCTTTGCCGCGGTGATCAAAGAAAACGGCCGCTGGGATAGCGGCCTGATCAATGTGCGGTGGGATGTGGGGGTTGTGCTTCCTCGCTCGCCTCATAGGATATCGACGCCGTACTGCTCCTGGTTGCCGGCTTTCAGCCCGCCGGCCTGGTTGATCAGATCCACGGTGGTCCACGGCCCGTTGCGGCCGCGGAACAGGCGGATGCCCTGCTCGTGCAGGGCCCGCTCCACGTCGGCCCGGCGGGCATAGCCGGTGATGCGTTTGAGGTCGTCGAAGGTCAACACGCTGGAGGCTTCGCTCATGGGCGGGCCTCCAGTTTACTGCTGCTGGCCGGTGGCCATCGCCGAGAATTGCGGCTCCGGCCTTCTCGCCTCGGTCCGCTAGCCATGCCGCCCTCCCAGCCACTCGCTACGGCAAGCCCATTGCCGGCGCATCTCCTCGATCAGCTTTGCGGCGCCGGCGGCGCCTCGATGTTTGGCGATCAGCGCGGTGAGGTCGGTGATGCGCTCTGCCGTCGTGTAGCCCTTGCGAAGCCAGGTTCTGGCCTCGCATTCCAGCATGTGCTGCCGGCTCATGGCGCATTCCTCGCCCCGCAGTTCGGGCAATCGTCGAAGCGCTGCCGCTCGCTGAGGAAGCGGCCGCAGCCGTCGCAGTTGAGCAGGTTACTGTAGTTGCGATAGCGCGGGCGCTTGAGCTTGGGCAGCTTGAGCCCGACCGAGCGCAGCGCTTTCTTGTGGTCCAGCTTGCAGGACTGGACCACGGTGCGGCTGCGGGCGTCGATGTAGCGCTTCGGCCATACCTGGTAGCTCTTGGCTCGTGCTTCTTCTGCCTCGGTCGCCGGCCAGGTGCCGGCCTCTGCCAGGTTGGAGCTGCTGGAGCCGTGCGACTGAATCCAGTACAGGTCGTTGCCATCCCACATGCGTTCGTAGGCCAGGTAGATCTGGTCGTCTGCCTGGTCGAATGCCTGCGCGTCTACATCGTCGATGTACTGATGATCGACGCCAACCTCGGTCAGGGCGCGGACGTAGTCAACCGGCCAGGGAAGGTCGGTTTCGCGACACTCGTACTGCTTGACCGCTGCATCGCGGGTGAACTGCTCGGCTTCGTCCAGATTGGAGGTGTAGCCGCCGCCGTCCCGCCAGAACATCGCCCGGCTGCCGACGTTGCTGCGGCTGTCCTGCAGGTAGAAGAGGTCAGACATGGGCCGCCTCCTTTGCCTTTGGCGTTTCCGGATGCACGAACAACTCCACCCCGTTGCGCAGCAGATCGCGCTGGGTCTCGCGGAGCTTGGTTGGATCGAGGCCCAACTTGCGAGCGAGAGCCTCAGCAGCCCAGCGGGCGCCCATGGTGTTGCTGGCGGTGCGCTTGTCGCCGCGCACGGTGGCCACGTAGGTGCCGGTGGTGAAACGGGTGCGGATTTCAACGGGCATAGCGGCGGCCTCCCTGGGCTTTCTTCGCGGCGAGGTTGCCCATGTAGCTGGCCCACTCTTCCTGCTTGCGCTGCTGGCGGATCCGGCTACAGGCGGCGTGCTTACGGGTGGAGCGGGCCTTGTGGCAGATATCGCAGATGCTGGGCAGGTCGAGCCGGTGGCTGGCCATGGTTGGGCGGGTGCGGTTGTTCATTGGGCACCGCCTTCGGCCTGGTGGCCGGGGTTGCCGTACTTCGCGGCGCCGCATTCGCAGCGGTACAGCCCGCGCTTAGTGATGCGACCGAAACGGCCGTTTAGGTGGCTGGTGACGACGTTGCGGACGAAGGTCCAGCTGTGGCGTTTGCCGACGGTGCAGGGCTTCATGCGTCACCGCCTTGCACTGCAGGGGCGGCCTGTTGCAGCAAAGCCTTCATGTATTCAATTGCTTGTGTGGCGTCGTCATGGGAGTCGCAGAACACCTCACGTGCCTGGTGCGCCGCGCGGTTCACCGCGGCTTGCCAGTCTTCTGGCTCTTCGTCCGCGCCCCAGCCCAGCGCCCTGCGACGCTCCATCAGGTCCAGAGCGCCGCGCGCCCTTGCACTCAACTCCTGGCTGATGCCGCAATCACCGTCGGCCACGTAGTTGACGAACTCCACCAGGGCATCGCCAGCGGCAAGTTCATGGCCGCGTGCCCAGCTAACGACCTCACCGCCATCGACGGCGCGGGGGATTTCCTTGCCGGTCGCGCCACGGATAACGATCGTGTCGTAGCGCGGCGTGGTAGCCTGCTCAGCGCTGACTTCGGGGGTTTGTGCTTGCATGGTGCTTCTCCTTGGGTTGGTCTGGCCCTGGTGAGTTGCCGCTCACCGGGGCCTTCTTGTTTCTGGGCGGTGCGTTACCGAACGCGGATCTTCTTGCCGTCCTCGAGGACGTACAGGTTCACATCAGCCAGGCGGTACTGGCCGCCCACACCGCCCTTGACGCAGTAGTCGCCACCGCCGTCGTGGACGATGCGCACCTTGAAGGGGTAGCCGTAGCCGTTGGAGCGGCACAGCGCAGCTTGGCCGGCGTACTTGCTGGACTTCTTGATCTCCGCATAGAGCTGCTGGCCCTCCTTGCGGCCGTGGTCGCCATGCGCGGCCTCGAATGCCTCCCAGGCGCGCTGTGTCAGGGCATCAGCAAACGCGGTGTCCTGGTCGTTACGATCGACCGACCAGCCCTTCTCCTTGGCCAGATCCTCGAAGGTGAACAGCAGGTCGAGGTCTCGAAGTTTTTCGCTCACTTGCATGGTGCTGTTCCTCAGTTCGCTACAACGGCGTGGATGGTCAGTTCGGCCGGTAGCCGCGGCTGCAGGGCTTTCAGGCGATCGATCTGCTCCTCGCTGCACTCGTCGATGCAGATGACGCGGGCGCCGCGGCCGGTGCGGTGGCGCACAAGCAGCTCCAGATCGGCGACGTCATAGGCATTGCCACTGATGATCTGGTGCTCGTCCTGCCCGGCGGCGCGGGCTTTCTCGCGCAGGCGGATGGTCTTGCCGGTCATTGGGGCGCCGCGCTCTACGTTCAGTTGCATGGTGGTTCTCCTTGGTAAGGCTCAGGCGTTGCCGCGCCCGGGCGCTGGGGTTTAGCGGGCCGCCAGGGCCAGCAGGTTGGGGGCGAGGTAGCCGGCTGCGAGCAGTACCGCCAGGGTCAAGCCGCTGCCCAGCAGGGTGAGCAGGGTTTCGCGCCGGCTGGGGCTGTAGAGGTCATCGTTGTCGTTCATTGGCATGGTGCTTCTCCTTGGGTTGGTACCGGCGTTGCCGCGCCGGTGGGTTAAACGAGCTGGAACACCCAGCAACGGACGGTCTTGGCGTTGTTCAGCCCGTCGGTGGCGATGTTCGAGTTGATCGGTTTGTTGGTCTCGATGAACTTCGGCGACTTGCTGGTCTTGAGCAGGCGCTTGAGCTCGCTGAGGTTCGGGAGCTGCTGCCGCTTGTTGGCCGCCATCTCGACGAACTCGTTGAGGTTGATGGCGAAGAAGGCCGACTTGCGGGAGTGGTTCAGCCGGCCGCCGGGCTCGTTCAGGGGGCCATTGAGGAACTCGACCATGTCCCAGAATTCGCGCACGAGCGGGTGGTCAGCGTTGATGGCCTGCTGCCGCTCCTGTGCCATGCGCTCCACCTCGGCATGCACCTGGGCCGCGCGCTCATCGCTGAGCGGAACGACCAGCTGTAGGGCGTCGACCAGGCTGCGCAGCTGGGCGTGGTTCTTGGCGATCCGCACGGTGCGGATGCCCGGCAGCGCCAGGAGCTGCTGCTCGTAGCCGGAGGTGCGCTCGTCCAGGAGCTTCATCACCTGCGCCTCGGGCTTGAGCGCCTTGACCATGAAGCCGCTGAGCTGCTCGACCGGCATGCGCTCCAGGCGCTCGGCGTGGAGCTTGGTTTCCGGGGTCTGGTGCTCGCGGGTCAGGTGAACGTGGCCGAGGCGCTGGAGGATCGGCTCGGAGGCGTTGACGGCGTTGTTCTGCGCGATCAGCAGGGCGCCGCGGAACGGTGGCTCGCGGGTGTCGTTGCCGTTGTTTTTCACACCGGTGGAGCGGACGCTGCGGCCGTTGTAGGCGGTCTTGAGTTCGTCCCAGTCGAAGTGCTTCACCGGCGCGCCTTCCTTCTGCTCGCGCTCGGACTCGATCAGCACCACCGGCAGGTTGCCTACCTGGGCGAAGTTGCGCGCCCGGCTGGCCGGGGTCGCCTTGGACGGGTCGAAGCCCTCGTATTCGGTACGGCCGCTCAGTTTCCAGAGCAGCTCCACCAGGGTGGTTTTGCCCGCGCCGGCTTCGCCGATCAGCTCCAGGAACAGGTAGGACTTGTGCAGCTGGCGGATCTGCTCGGCGTACAGGGCGCCCAGCCACCACGCCAGCACCACCACGCCGCGTACGCCAAAGCAGCGCCAGAACAGGTCGAACCACTCTTCGTCGTAGTCGGCCAGGTTGGCGTTGATGTGCAGTACCGGTGACAGGCTCTGCGACTTGATGCTCAGTGAGCCGACGTCGAAGAAGTCTTCCTCGTTGAGCTTGTGCACCTTGCCGCCGGCGATCGCCAGATCGTTGAACACGTAGACGCCGTGCTCGCGGGTGTAGCCGATCCAGTCGATGGTGTTGACGGTCTTGAGGCTGTCGAGCTGGTAGCCAAGCATGCGCTCCAGCTGCTGCGGCGTGCCGGTGAACATGGCCCCGTTGCAGACGTTGAGCAGGCGCTTCTTGAATTCCGGCGCCGACGCGATCTGCGCCGCGGTAAAGGTGCTCTTGATGGTCGGCGCCTCGGGCCGCTCGACGCGGAAGTAGTACCAGGCTTCGTCGGTGACCTCGTTGCGCATGTAGTACAGCGCGTCGAAGTAGCAGTTGGCGATGCGTACCACGGCGGCGCTCTGGCGCAGGGCCTTGTCCCGGCGCTGCTTGTCGTTGAGCAGCTGGTCGTCGTGGTGCTCGGAGCCGTCAAGCTCGCGGGCGGTGCGCTCGTATTTCTCCATGTCCAGGTTGAACCAGTACAGGCGCGAGCGGTACGTGAAGTGGAATTCCTTGCGCTCGTCCCACTCGTACATCAGCAGGCCCTTTTCCTCGGCCGACTCGGCCAGCAGTAGCGCGCCCTCGTGGCGGGCCTCGGCCATGTCCAGCTCGATGCGCTTGGCGCGCTCTTCGTCGCCGTCGATAAAGGCCCAGCGCTGGTGCAGGTCGTTCCAGTCGACCTTCTTGGCACCGCGCTGCGGGATGACAGCCGCCTCGCACTTGAAGCCAAGGGCGCGGGCCTCCTTCGCCCAGCGGCGCATGTTGGCCTTGGCTACCGGCTCGTTATCCAGCGCCCAGACCAGCCGCGGCAGGCGCTTGTCCGCCTCATGGCAGGCGTTCTTGAGCGCCTTGAGCGATTGCTCGGGCAGCGGCGCGCTGCTCATCATCGAGACGGCAGGGACGTCGTGGTGCAGCAGGGCGATCGCGTCGAAGATGCCCTCGACGATGTACAGCTCCTCGACCTCGACCAGGTTGAGCGACGGCGGGCACCACCAGACGCCCTTGTAGCTTTCGCCCGGCTTGAAGCGGGCCTTCTGCTTGCCGAAGCGCTCCGGCCGGTCGATCAGTCGTTCCCAGTAGCCGCCCTTGTCCAGGGGGAAGCGTACCGTTGCGCTGCCGGCGTTGATGTCGCGGCTCCAGTAGTTCTCCTGGCTGTACCAGCCGGCGATCAGCTCCAGGCGAAAGCCGCGGGCGAACTGCAGGTAGGCGCTGGCGGTGGCCATCGGGTCCTGGGCGGTGGCCGGGGCGGTCTTGCTCCAGTCGTTGAACAGATCGTCGTACAGCTCTTTGACGTGGACGCGGTGGCCACACTTCTCCGGACGGCCGCAGATCAGCATCCAGGGCGAGTCGTGGAAGGTGTAGAGGGTTTTCTTGCCGCAGTTGTGCGCCGGGCATTTGCCCTTGCGCATGTAGTTGGTGCCGGCCATGTGCTGGAGGCCGAAGTCGCGCTCGATGCGGCGCAGCACCTCGGCCCGTAGGGTTTCTTTCATCTGCATGGTGTGGCTGGCCTTACTGGTTGGCGCCGAGGGCGGCTTTCAGCGCCCCGATGGTGCGTTTGTGGCCGGCGAGGGCCGGGTAGTCATCGAGGATGCGGCGGCTGCGCAGGAACTCCGGCACGGTGCGGTAGCGATCGTCGTACCAGTGCTCGGTCAGGCCACGGCGCAGCTCGCAGCGCAGGCTGCTGAGCAGGGCCTCGGCTACGGGCTTGGGCATGTCCAGCTGGATGGCAATGGCTTGTTGCATGGCGGCAACCTCGAATTTCGGGTGCAACTTCCCCAAACCCGCTGGCAGGCGGGTCTGGGTAACGGTGATTCAGGGGGTGGTGGTCAGTGCGCGGCTGCTGCAGCCGGCAGTGCCGCGGGTGGCTGCAGGCGCAGCGGCAGGTAGCGGGTGGGGATGAAGGCCCGTTCCCCGGTGCGTACCAGCACCAGGCACAGCCGGGTCTCATCACCGAGGCCGCGATCGATACCCACGCGGGACGAGATTTCGGTCATCGCCAGATGGACCAGCCGCGGCGCCATGAACGCAGGCACGTCCAGGCCTTGAACCAAATAGCGGCACGCGCGGTCGTATAGGCGCTCATCGTCGGCAAGGTGCTCGTCCTGGTGGCGCAGGAGATAGGCCTTGGCGGCGGCCTGCATGCTGCTGCGGTAATCCTTGGCAGAGGTGTCGTGGCTCATGCGTGTGCTTCCTTGAGTGGCTGATCGAACAGATCGGGTTGATCGGATGCAGGCCGGCTGTCACGCAACGCCTGCATTTTCGCCACGGATGGCGCAATCGGCAGCACCACCCTCGGCTTGTCCATGCCCGAGGTATTGATCTGGTAGTCCCAGCTCATCGAGCCCGTGAGCACCAAGCCGCAGGCCAGGTTCATGCACTGGCCGTAGATGGTGCGGAATGTCGGTGTTTGCCCCTCGGAGTTGCGAATGCGCATCCGCTCTCCGCATGCCGGGCATACCAGCTTGTAAACGCTCAAATCCCTTCCCCCCCGGCCGTGGCAGCGGCCGTACAGCACTTATTTTTTGTCGTTGCAGGTATGCAGAACGATGACTGCCGCTATCTCCGCGTGGCGGGCGGAGACGTAGCGGCGGTGGGCATCGAGGATGGCGTTGGCTTCGCCTTCGTCGATCGCGCCGTCCTCCAGGGCCTTGGCGATGATCAGGTCCACCCGGCCGCGGCGCTTCGCGGTATCCACGGCGCGGTGGTAGAGCTCCATGTTGTCCAGCTCCTCGGCAGCCGGCATCGGGACGAACACACCGCCGTACTGAGCGGCGATGTACTCGGGGAGGTAGGCCGTGCCGATCTGCTGCTCGAGCAGCAGGATCTGCTCGTCGGTCAGCGGGCGGTGGCCGGCGCTCTCGTAGGCGTGGTTGTCGAACTTCTTGATTTCCAGGCCCAGGCGGGCCGCGGCGCAGTCACGGCCGCCGGGGTATGCGGCGATGATGGCGCTGACCACCTTGCGCCGACTGTCGAGGATCGCGTGCTTCATCTTCTCGTTTCTCGCCTTGGGGTTTGCCATTACTTTGGAATCACTGCGAAGTCAGTCTTGCGGCGCCCATAACGCGGCGCTTCGCCGGCTACTACGCCTTCCTTGATGCCGAGCAGTACGGCGGTGCGGTGGGCTTCACCGCGCAGGCACTTCTTCTGCCCGTTGAGCACGGCGTAAACCGTGGACGGGCTGATGTCGTTCTGTTCGGCCCATTCCTTGGCGGTCAGGCCGAGCTTGCTGAGGCGTTCACGCGCAGCGTTGCGCGCTTGCTCGCTGGGGTATCCGTTCGGCATAGTTCAAATTCGTGTGATTTCGTGTGATGTGATGGTGATGATGGTCCCAGATATAGGGATTGTCAACGCCTGAGGTCCAACTTTTATGACCATAGGCGAACGCCTTAAGGAAGAGCGCAACCGAGTTGGTGCAAACCAAACGGTTTTTGCGGAGCAATGTGGTGTCACTAAGAACACCCAGCTTGCTTACGAGAAGGGCGAGCGCAGCCCGGATGCCAACTACTTGGCTGCAGCGTCCTCCGCCGGAATCGACGTGCTGTATGTCGTGACCGGCGAGCGCAAGCCGCAACCTGCAGACAGCATCAGCGCGCGAGAAGCGAAGCTGCTGGGCTTCTTCCGTCAGTTGCCTGAGAACGAACAAGCCAACCTGATACGCACGGCGTCGGCGCTCGCGCTGACGCTCGACCTAGGCGTCTGAAACCCCGCCTCGGCAGCGATCTGGCGCTGCCGAACCCCATGCTCAAGGAGTGATGCAATGACCCTAACTGCCTGCAAAGACTGCGCGGCGCCGATTTCCAACGACGCCAAGGCCTGCCCCCAGTGCGGAGCGCACAATGGCGCAGCGTTCAAGGCGCGGCGCATAAGCGGCCTGATCTACCTGGGCCTGATCGGCCTGGCGTTCTACTGGGTATGGGGGTTGATGAGCCCGAGCCCTGCGCCGACGAGCGAAACGGCGATCCCGTACACCATCACCAAGGACGAGCAGCGGCCACATTCGCCGCGCAAGGTCGAAGTGCTGCTGCCGCGGCGCCTGTCTGACGCGGAGCTGGCGGAAGTCTCCGCAGCCGTGCGCGATGCCGCCGAGGCGTCACCCGAGAAGACATTCATCGGCTACCGGGTGGATGGCCAGACGGAGAGCTCCTACTGGGCCAACGCCAGCTTCGACCCGGCCTACAAAGCAACCGTGATCGGCCTGTCGGCGGAGGGCTACCAGACGTTGGCCAACCTCGATCTCAGCGGTTACCCGGAAGTGCTCGGGCGCTGGTTGCGTGATGGCGCCCTGGGCCACGCCATGGTGCTGTACAAGAAGGACGGCCAATACGCCATCGACTCCTACTTCCAGGATGGCAGCAAGGGCACCGAGATATACGAATCCAAGCCGCTGCCGGACGGCGATCTGCGCCTGGAGCAGCCCAATGACTTCGGCGAGTTCTACGTCGTGAAGAAAGACGGCGCCCTGGAGGGCTGGAGCGAGAACGGCCGGTACCTGACGCTGCCGAAACAGCCATGACTGATCTAGCGCCTCGCCAGGTTGCCTGACGCCGCTACCGTACCCGGCCGCCGTGCCGGGTTTTTTTGTGTCTCGCGTAGCCGAATGTCGCAACTCATGCGAGCCGCGAGAAGCCTCCGTTATGGTCAACGCTCACTGCCATTAACGGAGTATGCAGATGAGTTGCGAGGTAGCTGTTGCGGTTGCGTCAGAGATCAACGGGGCGAGCGCGCCCGAGCCGGTGGCGCTGACGCCCGAGGAATGGATGATTGTCCGGTTCTACCGTGGCCTTGATGAGCATGACCAAGCCTGGATGCGGCGGATGCTCTCTGCCCTGGCGGCGCGACCGCAACCTGACTGATATAAGAAGGCCCCTTTACGGGGCCTTTTGCGCTTCCTGCAACCGCTTCCATTCACGCTCCACGGCGCGCTGGGCGCTGCTCTTTTCGGCGTATAGGTGCAGCAGCCGCTTGGGGCTGGTCTGGTCGCCCGCCGTGAGCTTCTTCTGCTCGCCCGTTTTCTCCTCGCGGTACCAGGCGACGACGCCGGTGTAGTCGCCGTCGTGGTCGGCCAGCAGATCCACGTCGTCACCGTCGGGCAGCTTGGACTCCAGCTCCAGGCTGGTGGTGTAGCTGTCCGGCGTGAAGCTGTGTCGCAGGTTGCCGCCCAGCCAGACGATGGCCGAGATCTCGGCCTTGATGCCGAGCAGGCTGTAGGTCTGGTCGGGGGTCAGCTCCGGGCGGCCCTTGGCCAGGGTGTAGCTGAGCGTGGCGGTACCGCGCTGCAGGCGGGACCACTCGGCGCGGGCGGCGCGCAGGGCGGCCTCCTGGTCGGTGTAGGTGTGGCGCAGGTC